TGGCATTCTTATAGCCGCTCTCCGTCACGATAACCACACGAATGCAGTTCTGCCAATCTTGCTGCGGCGGATCACCCCATTCGACATGATTGATGCGTATGTCATATATGTCCGTTTCATACAACGCCATTTTATCGTTATCGTTGAAGGTGAAGCCAAGCTCGGCAAGCGTGTAGGCCACGTTAAAGTCGGCTAGTTCGAGGTTCGCGCGTATATCTGCAAGCGGAAAGTAGTTCTTAATCTGGCTGCCCTCAAGGTAGAGACATTTTAAGTTGGTGAGCGTTAAAAGCGGCGTGGGGTCTGCGATTGTGGACTGATCCAGCATCAAGACACGCAGATTGGTCAAACTGGCAAGCGGAGTGTAATCTTCTGCCGCGCAGTCGGTGAGTATCAATGCTTTCAAGTTGGTCAGCACTGACAGCGGTGCAAGATCGGTGATTGCGTTACCAGATAAATCAAGGCTTTCGAGGTTTGTAAAGTTCTCTAATCCGGCGATACTGCTAATCGGTTCTTTTTCCGATACATATTTCTGCCATTCCGCATAAGCGAGGCTCAAGCTTGTTACCGTTTTCGCTTCAGCAACGGTGATTTCACCGTTGGGCTTGCCCATAGCATCATGCACTATCGCCTCAAGCGCTGGGTCGGCAAAGGCTACAACGTTAGTCGTCGCCGCTTCTGTCTGCGTAGGCGTTGGTAACTGTTCTGTCGAAGTCTGTGTGCCACATGCCACTATTGAAGCGAGCAGTAGCAGGGCTAGCAATGCGAGTAGTGCCTTTTTCATTGGATGAATCCTCTTTTTTTTCAAATTAGTTGTAAATAAAACTCTAATAATCCAAGAAATTTTCCAATCCTAGAAGGATTCTTGCTTTGTAGAACTACTATGTATGTGATTTCTGTACCATTATCAAGGAGTTGTTACTCGCCTTATGCGTTTTCTTCAAAATATCAAAAAACCATGCAAATTGCAATTGCAAATTGACATTCGTGGCAGAGTAAAGGCCAGTTTGCTTCAAACAGATATTCTCTTATAACCGATTAAAAATTCATAAGAGGAACGACCTACGGGCCGTTCTTTTTTTGCGCACTTTTTGAAACGGAGGCGAGTACATGGCGGATGCAGATTTTGGACTGAAGATCGGCGTAGAAGGCGAACGTGAGTTTCGAGCCGCACTGAAAAATATCAACCAGCAGTTCAAAGTACTCGGCTCCGAGATGAAGCTCGTGGAATCCCGATTCGACAAGCAGGATCGCAGCGTTTCCGCGCTCACATCCCGTAACGAAGTTCTGAACCGTCAGATATCGGAGCAGAAGGAAAAGATCGAGCTACTACGGCGCGCACTGGAGAATGCGGCGGAATCATTTGGTGAAAACGACCGCCGGACGCAGCAGTGGGCCGTGCAACTGAACAACGCGGAAGCCGAGCTCAATAATATGGAGCGTGAGCTGAAAAATAATGAAAAAGCAATAGATGGCGTCGGCGACGAATTCCAGGGCGCTGAACAAAAAGCGGACAGTTTCGGCGACGAGGTTGAGGATGCCGCGGACCAGTCCGATCGTGCGAAGGATCGTTTTGAAAAACTCGGCAGCGTGCTCAAGGGCGTCGGCGCTGCCATGGGTTCCGTTCTGGTGGCGGCAGGTACCGTGGCATATAAGCTCGGCAAAGCGGTGGTCGAACAGTTCGGGGAACTGGAGCAAAATCTCGGCGGTTCGGAGGCCGTGTTCGGAGAGTACGCCGCTTCCATTCAAAAGACCGGCGAAGACGCATATAAAAATCTCGGCGTTTCGCAGAGCGAGTATCTCGCCACCGCCAATAAGATGGGCGCGCTGTTCCAGGGCGTCGGCGTCGATCAGCAGACGAGCTTGGAACTGACCGAAAAAGCCATGCAGCGTGCGGCGGATATGGCGTCCGTCATGGGTATCGACACCTCGGCGGCATTGGAAGCGGTCACCGGCGCAGCCAAGGGCAACTTCACCATGATGGACAACCTTGGCGTCGCCATGAACGCAACCAGCATTCAGGCGTACGCTGTAGCCAAAGGGCTGGATTTCACATGGAACTCGGCGACGCAGGCGCAGAAGGCCGAAGTCGCCATGCAGATGTTCTTTGAAAACACGGAGCAGTACGCCGGCAACTTCGCGCGCGAATCCTCGGAGACGATCACGGGCTCCATTGGCATGATGAAGGCGGCCGCTTCGTCGTGGGTTGCCGGGCTTGGCAATGCCGAAGCGGACACGCAATCACTGACGCGGAACATGATCGACGCGTTCAAGGCCGTCATGACCAACGTGACTCCGGTGTTGGAGAATATCGTAAAGTCCCTGCCGGAGGCATTGGACGCGGTATTCTCGGAGATATCCACGCTGCTGCCTTCGATACTAGGTACCGTAACCTCCATCTTCAAGCAGCTGCTCAATATGTTGATCCAGCTGCTGCCGGAACTGATTCCCGTCGCGGTCGACGCCGTTATGACGGTCATCTGGGCGATCGTCGATAACCTGCCGCTATTGGCGGATACGGCGGTTCAGCTGATCCTGACACTGGTGGACGGAATCGGGCAGGCATTACCCGAACTGATCCCCGCGATCGTGGAAGCGGTTATCCTGATCGTATCGTCGCTGCTGTCGAATATCGATCAAATCATCGAAGCGGGTATGTCGATCCTGTTCGGCCTGATCGAAGGGATCATTAACGCGCTGCCCGCGCTGGTCGAAGCGCTGCCGCAGTTGATCACGGCGATCGTCGAGTTCTTTATTGAAAACCTGCCGCAGATTCTGTATTTAGGCGTGCAGGCGATCGGGGCGCTGATTCAGGGAATCGTCGGCGCGATCCCACAGCTGTCTTCCACCATGCCGCAGGTCGTTTCTTCGATTGTAAACGGCATCTCCAAGGCCGTTTCGTCGGTCGCGCAGATCGGTAAGAACATCGTGCAGGGTTTGTGGCAAGGGATCCAGTCCATGGGCCAGTGGATTCAGGACAAGATCGGCAGCCTGTTTCGAAGCGTGGTGGACGGCGCAAAGAGCGTACTCGGCATCCACAGCCCGTCGACCGTGTTCGCCGGGATCGGCGAGAACATGGGCCTCGGCTTAGGAAGCGGGTTCACCGACGCCATGGCAGGCGTGGAAAAGGATATTACAAACGCCATCCCGACCGACTTTGATCTCGACGTCAACGCGGACTATCCGACGAAAGCGATGAACCCGCTGGCAGGCGTTGCCAAGCGGATCGTCGAACACACCGGTACGATCCGGATCGAGGGCGTCAACGACGAAGGAATCATGACCAAGGTCGTCGACTTCCTGGTCGGAGAACTGCGGCAGGAGGTGCTTGCCTGATATGGCGCTTCTGAGAAACGAAGATACCGGAGTTGATATCACCCGGTTTATTACATTAGAAGAAAAACAGTCCGTCATCCGTACCGAATGGCAGACGCTGGATGGCCGGACGTATCTGCAGCGGTACGGCGTACCGAACGCAACCTACGAGATCGTTGCGTATGTGAATTACGCCGGCAAACAACTCTTGTTTGATGCGGAGGACACCGCCGCGCTGCTGAAGGCCGAGTGCAAGCACGGCACGTTCTACGGGCATATCATCGAACTGAAGGAGTTCAGCCGTCTTGCGGGCGACTGGTACAAAACGACGCTGACGCTCGCGCCGGAGGTGACGGACGCATGAGGATCCTGCCGGCCGAGATACGGAATAAACTGTTGGAGCGGTTCCAGGTCGAAAGCAGAGACGCCAAGCCGAACCTGCGTGTGGTCGCGACCCAGTCAACCGTCAATACATTATTGACCGAGGATATCCATACGGACGCAACAGCGAGCTTCGGCGACGTAGCCATACGGCAGTTGCCAGAGGAAGCGACTCCGTCGCTGGCATATGCGATCTGTATCGACAGCGGCGTTGCGAACATCTACGAGCGCAGCTTTCCGACCGACCTCGAATCCCCATGGAAGTGGAACTGGACGCTCGGAAATGCGTCGGACGTCGCGATCGAATTCAACGGCGAATGGACGATCAACGCAAAGACCCGCTGTTATGAGTTGATCACCGAGGAAACACCGTACATCTTTTTCACGGATGCGTCCGGCACATTATACGTCCAGAAGTGGCAGGATGAGTCGACGCGGATCCCGCTTGCCGAAAACGTGGAGCAGGTCAGTTCCTGCCGGGCATGGAAGTCGAATCTTGATGTCGGTGTCGATCAGGGGCTTGTGATCGGGTATCTGCGCGAAGGCGGCGTTTATTACAGAACCTACGCGGAACAGGAGGGCGGCGCGCTTCTCTGGGAAGAGGAGCGGCAGGTCACGGAACTCGGCACGGGCAACACGACGCTTGCACTGTTTCGGACGAACGATTACCGGCTCGGGTTCGTGACCGAAAACGCCGGGCAGATCCGGTATGTACTGTCTTACCGAACGTACGCCGGGCAGGCCATGCCGGCGGAGTATGCCGACGTGCAGCCAAGGGATGCACGGGTCTGGATGATCCCGCCCACCCGGTATTACCCGGTGACGACGGAACGGGCGAACGTCGATCCTGAATTTGTATACCTCATGACACATCCGTCGGAAGCGGCGTTCGAAATTAGCGGGGTCACACGCGTAGACGAGCGGAACCTGCTGTTTACATTCAGCCAGGACATCGGCGGTGAGGTCTTTTCTTCCATGTCCATTTCACCCGAGCGGACGATCCTGTCGGCGACGATACAGAATGGAAACGAATTGCTGGTAACGCTCGGCGAGGATATGAATCGGGTGACACCGTTCGATCTGACGATTACAAATTGTCGCGCGGGTTACTGGATTGTAGACGGCATGAAGATGGCGCTTGAAACGCTGACGATCCACGCTGACGGCGCACCGAACGAGGGTGTTGAAGAGGAATCCATAACGGTTGCAACGACCGGAACCGTGCTACTGATCACAGCGAATAAATTCTATCCGGTAACCAGCGAAATGGCTGTTGTGGCTGGTTCTGGGTCCGTAACCCTAACGCCGGTAGACGTGATCCCGATATAAGGAGAAAGACGATATGAATAAACTCGAGCAGCACGCGGTAATCCATAACCGCTTCGATGTAATCGTGCAGGACGCAAAGACCGGGAAGGTCAAGCAGACCGCCGTTGCGTACAACATCATCCTGAATCAGTGGTTTTATTGCCTGACGGCAAGCGGCGGGGTTAGCTGGGAGTGCAATCACCTGAAGCATATCGCGTTCGGAACAGGTGCCGGAACGCTGGACGTGACGCGGACTGCGATGTTCTCACAGTTGGGAGTAAAAGAGGCGACCGTGGTCGACACGGTATACGACAGTCCAACGAGCTATGTGACAAAAGAAATCCGTCTTGAGGCGGACGAATTCAATGGAAGTACGATCACGGAGGTGGGATTCAAGGACTATTATTCCGTTTGGTACTTTCTTGTCACGCACGCGTTTTTAAAGGACAGCGAAGGAAACCAGATCGCGATTGCCAAGACCGACTCGGACGTCGTAATCATCCGCGGGACGTTCTACGCCACGTTCACGCAGGGCGGGTTCGGTACAAACGGTATCTATGCTCCCGAGAGCGAGAACCTGATCGTTTCCTGTATCTTTGGCAATAATAACCTGCCCATGAACGTACGGTTCTCCGGCTTCACAAGCGATACCCCCGCAAAGATGGGCGTTCGGTATCACGGCACAAAAACGACGACGCTGGCAAACTGCACAAAAGACACGGCAGCGTGGCAGCTTGATTACCCTCTGTTCACATGGAGCGACGTGGAGTGCAACGGCCAGACGGTCAAACAGATCGGCATGCCCGGCTTTGCGGCAATCAGCCTGCCGGACAGCTCGATCTTTACGCCGATTGCCATATCGCACCTATCGATCGGAACCGGGGATGGAAGCACGACCGACTTCGATATCGGGTCTCCATTGTTTGCACCGGACAGCGAAACGATCTATATCGACGGCGTAGCGCAGACGCGCGGTACGGACTACACGGTGGACCCGACCAACAACATGACCGACATGCGTGAAAACTACTGGTCGGCTGAGTTCGATGCGCTTTCGGACAATGTCGAGTTTGGAAACCTGAAAACAAGTACGATGATAGGCACTCCGTACTACGATCCCATTGCATGGTGGATCTGTACCAATGCGTACCACTACCCGAGCAGTTGTACGGTTTCGTCGGCTAACCCGATTTGGATCGATTTTGGCGTAGCGCGTGACTGCAATCGAATGAAGTTCGAATTGGTCACAGTACCGTCTGCGCAGATTGACAATATTGTGATCGAGTATTCCAGCGACAATGCCAGTTGGACGGCGGTCGCTGCAACGCGAAACGAACAGGTGTGGAGTTTCCCGCTGACCAGTGCGCGCTATTGGCGGGTGTACATCCCGTCCTATTCGTGGACGTATTCTCTGCAATATTACAGTCTTCCAACCCGGGATTCGCTGGTAACCGGGACATCGTTTTTCCTTGGGAAAGTGACGCCGGGATTGAAATTCGTTACCGCTCCGGCCGCGGGCGCGGCGATCGAAGCGTCGTTCACGCTGAATTATCCCTACAAGACGGCGAACAATCTTCTCAAGTTCACCGCTTCGCTGGTGTTCACGCGCGGAGAGGGGAGCTGATATCTTGGAGCTTTCCTTCGAGTATACGGGTACGCTCGGGACCGGCGCATCCCCGCAGGCCGTTCATATGATGGACAACGGCCTGCGGTTTTTCTATCTGGACGGCGACGTGGTGAAAGCAAAAGAAGGGTACCCAAACATGGGAATTTACGACAGCCTTGTTTTTATCGACAAAGGCCGTGTCTGCACGAATACCGACGTAGAGAAGCCGCAGCTCAAGAAAGTGGCGCACCACGGTGCGTATGGATTTTGGTCGGCGGGAAGTGTGCACCGGTTCGTGATGTACATGCTTCCAAGCGATATCTCCGCCATGGTAGATAGTATTTCCATCTCGCACACCAAGGACAGTCCGATCTCCCAGCTGTCGGCGACGTTCCAGAATGTGGAGAACCGGATCGTCGGGCGGGCGCGATCGATCGTACAGCCGAACACGCGCCTGGAGCTGTACTTTTCTATGGGCTCCTCCGACGAGATCGGCATGGGTCGATTCTATATCGACAGGACGAATGTGGACTACCCGAAAGGCTCGGTATCCGTTTCGGCGCGGAATACAATCGGGAAGTTGCTCAAGGATCAGACGTTCGACGAAGACACGGTGTTCACGAAATCCGACCTGAAGCTGAACCTGGAAGCAGTGCTCACTTTAGCCGACGTAGAGGAAAGCTTTGTGGGCGACCCGGCAAAGACATGGAATCTGACTTTCGAGCCCGACGTAACGATCCTGGACGGACTGACGCAGGTGGTTGCGCTGCTCTCCGGCTGGCAGATCAAAGAAACCATGGACGGTGTGGTGGGCGTTGCGAGCTCGGCCGACACACGGTTCGACCAACCGACGACGGTTGCATTCGAACGGGAAAAGACCTGCTGGAGCTACAGTACGGAGTACGCGGACGAGAACACGTACGCCAAGATCTGTGTGCGTTGCTCGGATCCGGAGCAAACGCTGTATGTCACGCTCGATCCGCACCGCTGGTGGAACTCGCCGGGTAACAAGACTCTGTACGTCGATCTTCCGGACGGGACGGCCTCCACTGAACTCGCGGCCTACGCCGCCGAGCTGGCAAATAGTGTTGCGCTTGTCGGTAGGACGGAGAGCTTTGCCGGGATCTTTACGCCTGCGCTGATCGTGGGCGACGTGATCGCGCTCGTGGAAAGCGACGGCACGCAGACCGAGATTGGGACCGTGACAACGGTGAAACATACCCTGGGGCGATCGGGTTTTTATACGGAGTTTACGATCGATTCGAGCGGCCGGAAGGGCAAGGCGCTGCTGAAGGATTATCTTTCGCAGATTACGAGCACATCGAACACACAAGGCGTGAAGATTACGTAAAATCCCCAAAATCGACAGGACGCCCCTTTTGGAGCGCCCTTTGTTCATATGGCAATGTAACGTAACATGAGTTCGACAGCGCAGAATTGCCATACGAACCTTACTTATCTATATTATCACAGAATCCATAAACAGTGCTGCTGTGAAACATGGCATTTCTGTAACGAATTTCGTCAATGGAGGGATCAATGGAATTTACACGCAATATCCGAAAGGGCACGTCAGGCGAGGACGTGCTTTTCTGTAAGCAGAAGCTATTAGAGCTTGGTTATTATGCCGACCATATCACGACCGTGACGAAGAAGACGTTCGGCGCAGATACGCTGGAGGCCGTAGAACGGTTTCAGGCGCAGGCCGGGCTGACCGTCGACGGGATCATTGGAAGCCAAACGTGGGCGGCGTTGTTCGGCGACACGGCGGCCGAAGCGGAGACGATCGAAAAGGAGACGCCGTCGGAGAAAGCGCTCGCGATCGTTGCGCTTGCGCGGACCCGAATCGGCGACCTGTATGTATGGGGCGGTAGCGGTATGACGGATCTGTCCGACAGTGCAATTCAGGCGAAAGACGACGAATACACACGGGCGATCGCGTTCCGGGATAAGCAGTACAAATACGGATTCTCCGACCTGCTTGGGCACGACTGCTCGGGCTTAATTTCCTGGCTCATGCGGGAATGCGGGATATGGGACAACCGCCGAGACTGTGACGGACTGTGGTCGCTTTGCAACGAGGTTACCCGCAGCGAACTGATCGCCGGCGATTTCGTGTTTCGGGTATCTTCGTCGAATTCCAGCGACGAAACGCATATCGGTCTGTACTGCGGGCGCGGCGTCGTAATCCATGACAAGGGCCGCGACGTCGGCGTCGTACTGGAAGGGATCAATCAGGGCGGCAGCGGGTACTGGCACAAGTGCGGGCGCTGCAAGCTGCTGTATGAGTAAGAAACGGAGGGATGCAACTTGAACTATATCGGGGAAATCATTTCAGGCGTATTTGCCCTGCTGGTCGTCTGGATCGAAGTACGGGCGACGCGCGATCGAAAGCGGACGGAGCGGCGTGCTGCCGTCCGGGCAAAGGAATCGAAGCTGGCCATGAAAATGCAGGACGCGAACCTATCGCTGTCTCTCTCCACGGCGCTGGCGGTCGAACGTGGCGAAACAAACGGCGAAATGAAAAATGCGCGGGAAAAGGCAAAAAATGCGCAAGAGGAATACGAAGATTTTGTCCACGAGCTTGCGTCGAAGCAGGCTACATCTATCTAAAATAAAGGAGGAATTACAACATGAAAAAGAAACTGCTATTGGTACTGATCGCACTTTTGGTGCTTGCGCTTCCCGTTTATGCGCTGGCGGATTCGGGCGGAACGAGCGCTGCAACCGACATCCTGATCGAGAATGCTGTGGATATCGCCGCGGCGCTTTTCATTGCGCTGATCGGCGTGTTCGGCGCATGGCTGACGGCGAAGCTCGGCAGGATCACGCAGCTCGACACGGTTAACAAGGCGCAGCAGGAACTGATCAAGCTGGCGCAGATCACGGTCGGGGAATTGAAACAGACGGTCGTCGACGGCATGAAGGCCGCGAGCAAGGACGGAAAACTGACCAAGGATGAAATCACCGCGCTCGGCCAGTTGCTGTATGAGAAGACGACGGCGAAGCTGTCCGATTCCGCGATGAGCGTACTGACCGCGGCGCAGGTCGATATCTCTGCGCTGATTACCGGCACAGCGGAGCAGTTGATTGCGGGAATGAAAGAGGATCAATCGTGAAAGCCGTGAAAACGCGCTTGATATATGGATTTTAGTTACACGAAAAAATTTTAGACATGTTAGGCCTGGCGGGGAAATCCTGCCGGGCCTTATTTTTTATCGTTTTTTCTCTACAGAGGAAGGGGGCGTCATTATTCGCAATTTTGCTCTGATTTTCGTCAAAAAAGCTCTTTCACCTCCAGTGGGTAGTGGGGGCAAAGATTCTCAGACTGGAGGACAAGTGATGACAAACGAACAAAAACAGGAAATTACTTCCATGCGGCAAGCCGGCTTTGGTTATTCCAAAATTGCAAAGATTATCGGTGTTTCACAGAATTCGGTGAAGTCGTTTTGTCGCAGGCAAAAAGCCACTGCCGTTTCTGAAAAAATCGATTTATGTGCGCAATGTGGTAAGCCAATTGATAAAAGCAAACGCAGTAGCAGACGGTTCTGCTCCGATGCCTGCCGTATCAAGTGGTGGAACAAGCACCCGAAAGCTGATACGCCATATACGGCACATTGCGCCTGTTGCGGTAAAGAAATTCAGATGCGCCGAAAAAATGAGCGCAAGTACTGTTCCCACCGCTGCTACATTACCGATCGATATAAGGATAGTGGCAGCAATGGCTGATATGAAAAAGATTCAGGCTTACCAATCCGCTTTATCGCAGGCGCGAAATATGCTTCATAAAGGCATCATTGATATGGCGGATATTGTATTAATCGAGAACAGATTAGCCGAAAAATACGGGTTAGCATTTGGCAGCATATATCGCGAAATTGACTTGATAAAGATCACCGATAGAGCAAACATGGTTCAGTAAAGGAGGTGAAAAAATGTCAGGGACAATACGTAGAATGCCGCAAAAACCAAAGCTGGAGCAACCGAAGAAGGTCGCAGCTTACGCTCGCGTGTCCTCTGGAAAGGATGCGATGCTCCACTCGCTGTCTTCTCAGGTAAGCTACTACAGTAAACTGATACAGGATCATGAAGGCTGGCTATATGTTGGTGTCTATACGGATGAAGCGGTGACCGGTACGAAAGACGGTCGGGCCGGATTTCAAACGCTTCTCACCGACTGTCGCGTCGGAAAGATCAATATGATATTGACCAAATCCATCTCCCGCTTTGCTCGTAATACGGTGACCTTGCTGGAAACTGTCCGCGAGCTGAAGTCTTTGGGAGTGGACATCGTTTTTGAAGAGCAAAACATACACACGTTAAGCGCTGAGGGTGAACTGATGCTGACCATCCTTGCCTCATACGCGCAAGAAGAGAGTCTCTCCGCAAGTGAAAATCAGAAGTGGCGAATTCGGAAAGGCTTTGAAAACGGCGAGCTGCTCAATTGGCGATTCCTGTTTGGATACCGCATTGCAAAAGACAACATTGAAGTTGATGAAAGCACAGCGCCAATTGTGTGTGAAATTTTCCGCCGGGTGATTGACGGAGACACGTTCGGCAATATTAGCAAGGATTTAAATACGCGAGGCATTCCAGGTGCTCTCGGTGGTAAATGGTGTGATCAGCGTATTCGGGATATTGTAGGAAATGAAAAATATACCGGCAATGCGATGCTTCAAAAGCACTTCCGAAACAATCATCTGGAGAAGAAAAAGTGTTTGAATGTAGGCGAACTGCCGATGTTCTACGCCGAAGCAACGCACCCTGCTATCATAGACAAAGGGACTTTCGATGCGGCGCAGGCGATCTTACAGAGATTGTATGAAGCTACCAAAGACAGATCGTTGCCACAAAAAAGCGAATTCACAGGAAAAATCCGTTGTCCGTTCTGCGGTAAGAATTATAAGCATTACACAAATAAGGGTTTGGTTGGCTGGAATTGTTCCACTTATCTGGAACAGGGAAAAGCCTGCTGCCACGGTAAAAAGATACCCGAAACCACGCTGCGCACAGTATGCGCCGAAGTGCTCGGGATTGACGATTACGACGCTATTGTATTTACCGCACTGATCGACCGAATCGAAGTGCCGGAAGATAATCATCTGCGTTTTGTTTTCAAGGATGGCAGAATTGAGGAACGCCAATGGGCGGACCGCTCACGTCGGGAAAGCTGGACTCCTGAAATGAGACAAGCAGCAGCCGAAAGAGGACGGAAACAAAGGAGAGAGAAACAATGCCAAGAGTAACGACAATACCGGCGACAAAAAACAAATTTACAGCTCTGCCTACAGCGTCCATCAGCAAGCGACGGACGGCTGGATACGCTCGTGTCTCCACGGACAGCGACGAACAGTTCACGAGTTATGAGGCGCAGATCGATTATTACACCAAGCTCATCACCTCCCGAGAGGATTGGACGTTTGTTGACGTTTATACAGATGAGGGTATTTCGGCGCTGAACACCAAACATCGTGACGGTTTCAACCGCATGATACGGGATGCGCTTAACGGAAAAATCGACCTCATCGTCACAAAGTCGGTCAGCCGATTTGCGAGGAATACGGTTGACAGCCTTGTTACCATCCGAAAGCTCAAGGAAAAAGGCGTGGAATGCTACTTCGAGAAGGAAAACATTTTCACCTTTGACGGCAAGGGCGAGCTACTCCTCACCATCATGAGCTCGCTGGCGCAAGAGGAAAGCCGATCCATCAGCGAGAACGTCACTTGGGGACAACGCAAACGCTTCTCGGATGGTAAGGTTAGCGTAGGTTACTCGCAATTTCTTGGCTATGAAAAGGGAGAGGATGGAAAACCCAAGGTAGTGCCGGAGCAGGCGGAGACGGTGCGGCTCATCTACAAACTATTCCTTGAGGGCAAAACGACGCAGGGTATTGCCAATTTTCTGATGGAACATGGTGTATTAAGCCCTGCCGGAAAGGAAACCTGGCGCTCTTCTACGATTGCAAGCATCCTCACCAATGAAAAATATAAGGGCGACGCATTGCTCCAGAAACGCTTTACATCTAATTTTTTGACAAAAGAACTTCGTGTTAATAACGGTGAGGTGCCGCAATATTATGTGGAAGGATCTCATGAAGCCATTATTACCTCGGAGGAATTTCAAGCGGTGCAGGAAGAAATGGTGAGGCGAAAAGAACTCGGCAGGGCTTACAGCGACAAGGCTTTTCACAGTAAAATCATCTGTGGAGACTGCGGCAGTTTTTACGGTCGCAAGGTCTGGCACTCCACAGATGAGTATAAGAGCGTGATATTCCAGTGCAACCGGAAATTCAAAAACGAGGACAGATGCAGAACTCCAAAGCTGACCGAAGAAGAAATAAAGCAGCGGTTTCTTGCCGCCTACAACGAGCTGATAGGCAACCGAACCACAGTACTTGCCGATTGTGAGCTTATCCGGCAGACGCTCTGTGACACCACACAGCTTGATGCTGAAATGCAGCGGGAGCAAGATGAAATGACTGTCGCGTCCGAACTCATGAAAGCGCATATAAAAAAGAACGCCTCTGTCGCTCAGTCGCAGGAAGCCTACGCACTGGAAACCGAACGCATTGAAAATCGCTATAACGCCGCTTTTGAACAATACACCTTACTCGAAACGGAGCGGGATAAACGTGTTCGTAAGAGCAAGGAGCTGACCGCTTTTATAGCGATACTAAAAAAGCAGCCGTTGGTAGTAACCGAGTGGGATGAGCGGCTCTGGATTACACTGCTGGATACAGCTAAGGTTCAGCGGGATGGCGGGATTGTGTTTCGATTCAAGAGTGGCAGAGAAATTGCAGAATAATGATGTTTTGATACTGCAGTAAACTATTACAGCTGTATTATACACAAAAGGTTTGTTATTTCATATATATTACTCA